CCTACTCAATTTGTTGAAAAAGTGTGTATTATTACCTTAGATTCGTTTTAGGTTATGAAACGATTGTCGTTTTATGTCCAGCGCCTTAAGTGGCATTAAGCACCTATCTAAGGGGATAATATGTCTTCCATGTTCGATTTCGATGACTCGCAGGAAATTGTTTTTCAAACAAAAACCGCAGGCAAAGCTATTATTGCAGCCAAGTATGATGTTATGAAGGATACAGGCGATTTCCTGTTTCTTGCCCACTCAGATGGTGAATTTGCTGAGCGCTGCCAAATGATTGATTCTGACCTTACAAGAGTCGCTTACAACAAACTTGCCAATGTTTCTGATTCAAAGATGAAGCTTGTAAAAGCTCTTCACACCGAATGGTCACTTCGCCATGCCAAGTGTCAGGATTGTAATTGTGGAAAGAATCGTAAGTTTGCTAAATCAACTTGTGAAAAATGTGCTGATGGTGAGCTAGATTCAGATTCTCCACTTTGCAAAGCTTGTAGAGGCAAAAATGCTTCTCGTAAATTTGCTAAATCAGTTTGCGAAATGTGTGAAGATGGAGAGATTGATCCTAATTCTCAAACTTGCAAAGCTTGTGGTGAAAAAGGCGATTCTCGTCATGGAACTGAAGAAGGATATCTTTCAGGTTGTCGTTGCAAACAATGTGTAAATGTAGCTAAAAATAGAAATGCTTCTCGTAAATTTGCTAAATCAGTTTGCGAAATGTGTGAAGATGGAGAGATTGATCCTAATTCTGAAGCTTGCAAGGCTTGTGGAGCCAAAACAGCTGGACGACACGAGGCTGCAGAAATGTCTCTTACCCCTGCAGGTGACCTTTTAGCTGTTGGCATTGCTGGTGGTGCTTATCTTTACCACAAAGCCAAAGATAGAATGAAGCCAAAAGACCAAGGCCACATGGATGATGATAAAAAAGAGCATGGCCAAGGCCACGTAAACATTATTGAAGAAGAAAATAATAAGCCTTACGATCAAGACGTTCTTTATGACCCAGCAAGAGATGATAAGCCTTATTTCGCTTCACGTACAGCCAATAAATATCCTAGTTTTATTGATTGCAAAAATTGCCCATGGGATGAAGACAACCCTCATAAAATAGATGAGCTTATTGCTTATGGTTTACAATGCCCTAATTGTGGTTCTGAAGATTTTGATTTTGAACACCCTAGTCAAAGTCACAAAGATGGTTTAAACCATGATTATACGTTATGCCCAAAATGTAATTATGCTGATTTTCATCAAGGTTCACAATCTTGTAAAAATTGTGGGTATAATCCAGGAAGCTATGTTGCTTCACGTACAGCCAATAAATACATTGAAAAACGTGGCGACAAGTGGGTAATTCTTCAAAAGGGAACTGGTAAAGTTCTTTCTCACCACGATTCAAAAGAAAAGGCTGAGGCTTCTTTCAGAGCTATGATGCAAAGCAAGCATGGTTCACAAGGCGATCAAAAAGATTGTGCAGAATGTGGAGCTCCTGCAACTCACAAAGATGTTCGTGGATATCTTGAACTTTGTGACAAATGTTATGATGGTAAAAAAACTGCTTCTCGTACAACTTGGGTTACAACAGCTCATTTAGCTGATGGTGATTACTGCCCTAATTGTGATGGTGAAGGTTGTGCTCAATGTGGTCACTGTTCAAATTGTGGCAATGAAATAGACGCTTATGGTGATCACTATGGTATGATTGGTTGCCCAGCTGATGAAGATGGCCGTTTTGCTTCTGGCACAGCAAGCAACGAATGGCCACATATTGAATTAGGCCAGCATGTGCATGGAGATTGCCCTTATTGCAGCGGTGGTGGTTGCCCAACATGTAACGATATTGCTCCTGGAAAAAATTATGATGGATCAATTCATGGCTTTAACCCAATGGGCATAGATGATCACGATATGGGCGATATGGCTCGTCACGATCAAGGTCACGATGATTGGCATGCTATGTATGGCGATGAGCCATGCACATCAGAAGAAGATTGTGCAGCAAAGCGTTCACGTTATGACAATATTGACAACATGCGTGATAAGGGCGAGCCAGTAAGTGAAACAGATCTTCACGATGCTCTTCACGAGCAATGGCACCGTGACCATGGTGATGAGCCTTGTACATCTGCAAAGGACTGCCACCAGAAGTCTATGCGCTACAAGAATTCCTAAGAGCTAACATGTTTCCAGCAAGATGCCGTAATTGTGGCACAGGAATTGCAGAAAATAGCCATGGCGATTGGGTAGATCATCACGGTATAAATGTATGCCCTGGTAGTAGCGATGAACACATGCCATATGATTATGATGATGGCATAAACGTTTTAAAAATAAATCGGTTAAAACTGCGTAAACAAACAAGTACTTATTATGCAGATTCTCATAGTCGTCCTAAAAAAAATCATCAACCGCAACCTGGAATTCAAAAAATTTGGGATGAACTCCAATTAAATCCTCCAAAACCTCTTCACACAGAAGAAGATCCATGGGTAGATGGAGATGAGAATTTAGAGCCAATAATAAGTAATAGATCTTCATATTGTGCTGGGTGCCACAACGTATTTCCATCTTCTATGGGTTTTCCATTAGAACAAAATGCTGAAATACTTGTATTTTGCCCACGTTGCAATGATGAAGGCAAAGTATTTAGTGAACACCATGGTTTTGAAGTTTCAGCTTCATATGGAGAAGAACAAGATTCTATTTCTGAAGTTACTCCTGGAGTAAGTCCTGGAGAATCTTCTGGAGAATCAGATGCAGTTGACGTAAATACAAATAAAAAAGTTGAAGTTACCAATACCTCGCTTAGCCCAGGTGGACAAAGTAGAAAAGCCCCACAAAATTACACAAAAAATCCTGGAATTATGCACGTAGATGAATTGACAAGACCAGGGGCAGAACAAGGAATTGATGGAGGTGGCAACATGAAAAAAAATCTTACTGCTGTGCCTCCAACAAATACTACTACTGGATCTTATAAGGACCTTGCAAATCATTTAATTAATAATTGTCAATTTTGCAAGAACCTTTGGAAACAAGGATATAACGCAATTGCTATTAAATTGCAACATGATCAAGCCCATAAACATGGAGCTTATGCATTAGATCATGATAGTGTTTTACGTGATCTTGCTCACCAAACTATGATTACTAGCTCAAACGATAAATTATGGTATATGGAGTAGTTTAATTAAAAAGTTGCAAATCTGCTAAGAAAGCGGATTAAGGCATAGAATTGAAGCGTAAAATAGCTAAAGATATAGATTGATAAAATTTCCGAAATAGATTTCTAATAAGGAGAAATAATAATGGATGATTACACGACTGAAGATTTCAGCGCAGGCGATGTGGCTGCAGATTTTGCTCCTCCAGGAGCTCCAATGCCATTGGACTACATGGACACAATGAGTGACGATGCTCAGCAAAACCGTCAGACTGTTGACGATTCACGTTCAGCTTGGGCTGCTGAGATTGATCGTGACAACATGAGCAACAAGCACGAAAACCCATATGAAAACCCAGCTCAACAAGTTGGCCCATATGCTGCTGCTAAGACAGCTGCTCAGGCATCTGGTTTCCGTAAGCGTCAAGCTCACAAAGACATTCAAATGATGGTTGTTGCTTCTACCACTGCTTCTACACTTGCTGGATCAAAAGTTTATTTTGCTAGCCCAAGCGGTAAAAGAGCTCAAGGTTCTATAATGGTTGTAGGTGAGAAGGAATTTGCAGTAATGTGGGATGACCGCAAAGCTTCAATGGAAAAAAAGAGTGACTATCAACTTATTTTCAAGGCTCCAAAAAACTAAGGCCGAAGAAATAATTAAAAAATAAGGATAAAATATGGGTCACAATTTAGCCACTGATATTACCACTATTATTTTGATTATGGCAGGTACTACCGTTGTAACAATACCAATTACAGTTGGATTTGTACTTCAATTCCAAAAGAATAAAGATAAGATCTATGCTAAGCTCTTTGGAGTATTCCATAAGGAATAATGTCATAGAGAGGCATTTGTTATGATTAATTTTTTTAAACGTAATAAAGACAATGTTCTGAATGAAGAAATAGAAAAACAAGAATATTTTGTTTTATCTGGAATCATTGAAGTAATTGAGTTTAAAAAAACTAAAAAAGAAATTGACGGAGTTCTTCTAGACATAGAAGGACGTGAGTTTCAATTCAAAATTTCGCCAAATGGGGATCTTCTGAGGTTAAGTGGTGTCAAGGAAGATCTTCCATTAGCGTGGCATATTTGCGCTGATTACTTAAAACGCCAATATGGTAAAAATGAAATAAATGAATTGCGTAAAGAAATTCGTATGATTATGGCGAATATCAATAAATCTATTTCGGATCTTAAAAATGATATTGCAGAAATTGAAATACCGGAAATTATTCAATCATTTGAACCGGAACCAGTATTAGAAGAAATTAAAATTCCAGAGCCAATTAGAGAATTAATGGAAGAAGAGCAGGATGATTTCCCTAATCTTCAAGATTACTCTGATGAGGATCTTGCTAGCCATGCGCTAAAGGTTCTCAACGGTGAGGTCTCATTAGACGTTTAAAAACAGGAGAACAACATGCAGTTCGCTTCAGGAACAGGTCTTGGTGCTTATGTAGCAGGAACTACAGCTAATGGTTATAATGGCTATGGCGCTACTTATAATTTTATTAATGTAAATGCACCAAACTCTACTTTATCATTAAGCAGCGGTGCATTTCCACAAAGAACATTTACACAAGGTGACTTTATCCCTGGTATGTTCTTGAACTACACAGCAGGAACTAATCCGCAATGGATTTATAGTACATCTTGCCGTTTTGCTCTTGGCGCAAACACATCAGGAAATGAAATAGGGCAAATTACAATTAACCTCAATCCTGAACCAGGTTGGCAAGGAACTGCAACTGTCCAATTCCAAGGATCTTTTGAAAGATTTGCACAAGATGCTACTGACTGGTTTAACATTGGCACAGCTGCTTCAATTAGTACGGCTGATAAAGATGTAGTTCTGCAGATTACTGCTGATGAAATGATTCCATCATATCGCCTTCAAGCTACGTTAACTTCAACTAGTTCTGGAGATGGTGGAATTATTGACTGGGCTGTTGCCAACATGTTTGTTGATCTTTCAGCAGAAAAAATGGCTGCTAATGCTACTAATGTTAATGGTGGTCTTGGCCAGCCTGCTATTCTTGTCAACTCTAGCAAACCATTTGGTAGAGAAAATAGTTGGGTTGGTAATACTGGCAACACTGGTTACAACCAGCAAGAGATTGGCGTTATGTTCACGCCAGGGGGTCAGATGTAATGGTAGATCGTAAACAAAACATAAGAATGTCTGGTAAGCGCAAGTTATCTACTAATTGGACCCTTTCTGGTAATACAATTGAAGGTGGAATCCATATTTCTGGTATGCCTTTCGTTTGTGGAAGCTGTGGTTCTGAAGTTCCACCGTATGCCGAGGGTTTTTGTCCAAGTTGTCAACACTAAGAAAGTAAATCATGGCTAATAATGGCGAGGGCTTGACCCTACCTAGGGAACCTATTCGCAAGGCTGCTGCGTCAAGAGCAGCTGCCAAAAAACTTATTCTTCCTGGTTCATTCAAGCAAGACGTAATGAATCAACAAAATTCTGAATCTAGAGCTCGTATGCGACTAGATGGTAGAACTGCGTCTGCATCTTTTGATGAGCAATCTGCTCGCAATATGGAAGGTATGGGAAGACGTACTGCTGCTGCTTATGGCACAGATTCACAATGGGCATGGCCTAAACTTCACGACCCTTTTGAATACTGGCGTGAGCGCACGTGGTGGTTCAACATGGAAGACCCTGACGAGCAAATCCAGAAAATTCGTGACTGGACTCGTCTTATGTACACCACTCACTATCTTGTTCCTTCTTTGATTGATATCTATACTAGATTCCCACTTCTTGATATTGAGTTCACTCACCAAGATTCTAAGATTGCTGATTTCTATCAAGAACTTTTCTTTGATGGTCTTGATTACGAAGAATTTTTGTTTGATCTTGGACGTGAGCACTGGACTGTTGGCGAAGCGTTTGCAATGGGTTCATGGCACGATGGAATTGGTGCATGGGAAGATGATGAAATCATCAATCCTAATGACGTTGTTGTGGCAAAGAACAGAGCTCTTAGAACTTATCAGTTCCACATCAAGGTCCCAGATGAAATCAAAAAGCTAATTGATACTCGTGACCCAGCTCCAGAATATGCTGCTCTTATGCAATTGTATCCTGATGTTGTGGCATGGGCTCGTCAAGATAAAGAAATTCCTGTTTCTGATGTTTTGATGAAACAAATCAAATTTAAGACAAATCCATGGTCTGAACATGGCTCTCCAATTCTTCTTCGTGCTTTCCGCATGCTTATGCTTGAAGAATCATTGAATGCTGCTCAAGATGCTATTGCTGACCGACTCTATTCACCATTGATTCTTGCTACGCTTGGTTTGCCAGACGTTGACGAAGATGGTCCATGGATTCCTGATGCTACAGAGCTTCAACAACTTCGTGATGACTTGGCTCTTGCTATCAACTCTGACTTCCGTTTGATGACATACCACCATGGTCTTGACATTAAGAACGCTTTTGGTAGAGAAGCTATGCCAAGACTTGACCAAGACTTCCTTCGTGTCGAATCAAAACTTATGCAAGTTTTTGGTATTGGTGCTGAACTTCTTCAAGGTGGTAATAGTAACACTGCTTATGCTGCTGGCGCTCTTAATCGTGAACTTATAACACAGATGCTTACTACGTATCAAAAAAAGATTGCACGATTTATTCAAGAGCGCATGCGTCCTGTTGCAGAACGTCAAGGCCACTATGAATATCGTAAAGTTGGAAATGCTCGTATTCCTGTAATGGAAACAGTTCTTCTTGTAAACGAAGAAACTGGTGAAGAGTATGTGGAAGAGCGTCCAAAACTGGCTATTCCTGATGTTCAGTTTAAATCAATGAACCTTAGAGATGAGCAAGTTGAGCGTCAGTTTATTCAACAACTATCAGCATCAGGATTCCCTGTATCTCTTAAGACGATGGCTGTTAACTTGCCTATTGATTTCAAAGAAGAAATTGAAGCTAAAACTGAAGAGAAATTGCAAACTGTTGTTGCAGAGCAAAGATTTAAGAAAGAATTGTTTGAACGACTTATTGCTCTTCAACTTCCTATTCCTCCAGAATATTATCAAGAATTCCAAGCTTATTTGATGCAACAAGAAAACCCTGAAATGGTTGCTCAAATGGCTCCACAAGGTATTGCTGATATCACTTCTCAACCATCTGCTCCTAATATTCTTACCCCAGGATCTCAAGCTGATGCAGATTCTATGGTTGGACCATTCTTGATGCCAGGAATGATTCCGCCACAACGCCCAGCAGAATCTGACGAGCAAAAAGGAACAGAACCTAAAAAACCTTCTACAAAAAAGACTGACAAGAAGAAAACTAAGAAGTCTTCTGTAACAGGTTCAGAATATGATTACGATGATGGTTATGACGATGATGACGATAGTGATGACGACGATTCAACAATAACATATTCATCTAATAACAATGGTTATGTTGCTGAATATGGTGGCCGTATGTACTTCGGTGTTCCAAAAGAACAAGTGCTCCGTAGAAAGATGACCATTGTTAAGGGAATGAAGATCGTAACTGACGATCAATATCAACGTTTTAACTTAGAAGATTTTGAAGAAAATTACCGTGTTGCAACTGCTGTTGCTGATGAAAACGAAGCTGCTGATGAAGCTATAGCGCATGGAACTCCTGGCGGAGATGGAAGCATGCCTGGAACTTCTGGAGCTGGTTTAGATTTTCAAAATAAAGATGGAAGAATGTAAAACGTTTTTAAACTTACGATAAGGAATGATATGAGCAGACTTTTAGATTCTAACCCAAAGATGTTTAAAACTAACGTGAAAACGTCTGGCATTACTTCTTTGTCTGCTGACATTGCTAAATATGAGGTGATCCGAGAATCTGGCGTAGCTAGAAACCTTGATAGATTGGACCTTACTGATTCTATTTATGAGGATTAATCGTGTCAACTTCAGCGCTTTTTGCTAATATACTTATATATGCATGCGCTACTGCGATTGGCTCACTTCTTGTTTGGATAGGTAGATCTTTGGCCAGAATGACTAAAGATCAAACTGCTATTCACGATCAAGTTATGGGAATCCCTGAAATTGGGCACCCATCAATGAGAGATCAATTTGAAGAAATTCGTGATCACTTAGACAAGCAAGATGCAATCCTTGAAGAATTGGAAAACAAGCATAATCTTTACTTGAACCATTCTGAAAAGGAAAACAATAATGAACCATTGGGTTAATCTTGTTTATCTTGTTTCAGGCATTCTAGCTATCATAGCATCTGTTATTGCTTTTGGTAGATGGCTACACAAACAAATCGTTGATTCTGTAAAAGAACAAATACAACCAATTGATAATGCAGTTAATCATCGTAAACCAGGCGAACCAAGGCTTGTTGAATTAATTGATTTGATTTGGGTAGAGACTCAACGCCAGAGTGCTGAAATATGTGAAATAAATGCAAAAGTGGACCACCATCTTGGTTGGCATGAAGGGCAAAATTCTAAATGAAGCATTGGCGATATCATCCATATGTAGCAACAGATAAAGAACGTTCTTTTGGAGAAAAAGCAGCTGATCGTTTACGATTGGGAATGGGCTCTTGGACTTTTTTTATTGTATTTGGTACATTATTAATTTTATGGATTGTAACTGCCGGTTTTGGTTTTGACCCAAATCCTTATTTCCGTTTGAATTTAATGTTATCAATGATTGCTGGCATGCAAGGTTCAGCTCTTCTTATTTCTGACAAACGCTCAGATAGAATTAATGCTGATATCACTAGGTATCACTTGGAATTAACAGAAGAAATTCATCAATTGCTTGGCGAAGCTCACAAAGAAATAGTTTTGCAAAAAGAAGAAGACAAAGATTCCGATGCATGAGTGGATAAGCATAGCAGGATATAGCGTACTTGGCGTTATTGGCATGGCTATCCAAGATGCTGTTAGCGTTACATTAATAAAAGCAATTGATACTGGTAAAGCAATGCTTGCTGGCATTTGCGATGCTATAAGCGATATTGCCAGAATTGCGATTATGTCTATTAGCGGTGTTGAGCTCACTAGCAAATTTGGCTGGAAAGGCTTTATTGGAGTTATTCCTATCCTAATCACTGGATTCTTTGTAACATATCATTCAACTAAAGCAACTTCTAAAATGGTAAATGAAAAAGAAGAAGCTGAAGACGATGAACGAGATAATCGAATTTCAAAGCTAGAACGTGAGTTACAGGTTCTGAAAGACAGAATTTGAAAATAATTACATTTATTTGTAATTAAGAATGTATTTTAATCTCTAAAGCAAATTTAGAGTTAGATTAATATGATAAAATTTGGCGCACCTCTTTTAGAACGCAAGGGCTTCCTCAGAATAGCTGAGGACGTTAAGATTCATCCTATTAACTTACAAGATTTTAAATATGAAGAACGCCCTGGATACCTGTACGCCGTGTCTAGGGCTATTTCATCTCGTGTTAATGCTAATTATGATGGTTGGCCGGTGGACCAACTAAAATCAGCATATAAAACATTTATTGGTCGTCCTGTTTTCGTTGAGCACAATAATAGTGATCCGAAAGAGGCACGTGGAGTTGTTTTAGACGCAATTTATAGAGAGTCTAAACTCGCATCAGGTCATACAGATGGTTCTGTTTATTGCCTCATGGAAATTGATGCACATACTTTTCCTAAATTAGGTGCTGCTGTAATGAGTGGCGCAATTCCTGGTGTAAGTATGGGCGCTGATGTTGGTTCTACAACTTGCTCAGTTTGTGGAAATGAAGCTAAGACAGAACGTGATTATTGTGAACACCTCCCTTACATGAAAGGGATGCGTTTAGATATTTACAAGAATGGAACTAGAAAAGAAGCTTTAGTCTGGGAAAATTGCAACAAGCCAAACTTTTTTGAACTTAGTTGCGTTTTTGACCCAGCTGATGAATCTGCATGGTTTCTAGATAAGAAATTGGTGCCATATGCCTGAGCTTAGAATAGCGAAAGAACTCATGCGTATACCAGCTGATGTGGATACAATGCGTGATGAATCGCAATGCCCAGTATGTGGCTCTGAATTCGACGGAATGCTTTGTGACTCTTGTGGTTTCGAAGCTCCGCCACAGGATTTCCAAAACCCTGATACAGATAAAAAGGGTAGAGATCCGCAATATGAGCCACAACCGGCAGGTTCTGGTCCTCCTCAACAAAATGAAAATGAACAAGATCAAGAGCAAGATCCAGCTGATCAAGCTTCTGACCTTGGTGCTGTTGAAAATGATCCTTCTACAAGAATCAATGAACTTCAGCAAGAACTTTTAGAGTTACAAAATCTACAAAGACAACAGCAATTACAAGCTGTTACACAGCAAAAACAGGGAGCTATTATGAGCCGATTTGATAACGAGTTACGGCCTCGTAAGCGCCAAGCAATGGTCCCAGGTGTTCAGTACGATCAAGTATCGAACATGAACCTTGATGGTCCACTTGGCCTTTCGTCAATGTCTCCTCCACCTGCACCATCGCAGTGGAAGGACGTTATGCCAGCACGTAGCTTAAATGTACAGGACCTTGATGCTATGGACATTATGGGTAACCCTGGTGACAACCGTGTTGTTGCCGAACCTAATATCTATGGTATTGATCAGCCTATGGGTGAAAATGCATCTGCACAATCAGATGTTATGACTAACCAAAACCAAGGCGTGACAGCTGCCTCATCTTATGTTAAGGCTGCTGCTAAGGGCCTTGCTACGCAAGCTAGCGTAGAAGAGGTTGACAAAGCAATGTGGTCTGCCCACAACGCTCTTAAAAAGGTTGCTAAGACAAACAAAAACGTTTACGCAATTGACCGTAGGCTTGGGCTTATATTTAAGAATCTTAAGGAAGGCAAGTCCGTAAAGGTTGCCAATGTAATTGACAGACTTAAAGAAGTCAACGACCAACTTGTAAGAGTTGCTACAAATGGTAACCAAGAAACTTCTCGCCCAACAAATGTTCAAGACCTTGATGATATTTCAGAGTCTCGCCAAGAGGTTATGACACCTGACTTCGTGACAGATGTTATTACACCTAACCTTCAGCCTAACCAGCTTCAACTTGCTGATGTGCCTCCTTACTACAACGATGGTGCATCAACTGGTTTTGTCCCACAACAAAGTGAAGACAAGACACCATGGCCTGGTGACGCTACAAACCCAGCTTTTGCTCCTTACCAACGTGCTGCTAAAAAAAAGCACCACGAAGAAAAGGAAGACAAGAAGGGTGAAGAAGAAGGTAAAAGAGAGATGAAGGGTGAAGAAGAAGAGATGGAAAAAGAATCTTCACGTACCAAAATCCTTCAAGCTGTCAACCTTGTTGATCGCCTTGAGCGCCTTGGCATGGTCCGTTCGGAAGAGCGAGCCAAGCACATTGCTCAATACGAAAAAATGACTCCAGCCAAGATCGAGGGTGTAATTATGACTCTCGATACTATGGAGAGAACCGGAGCGGTAAAGCCACGACAGGCAATGAGAGTTTCTAACGCTCAGCCTGCTCGTGTTCCAGAAATGGGCCGAGCCACAAAGACCGCTTCGGTCTCGAAGCAAGATATCCTCAAAGACGATTATCTTATTACCCTCTAACCTATAAAGGAGAAACAAAATGTTACAGCTTAATAGCGTAGCTAACGTGGGCGTTCACAGAACGTGCACACCACTTTACGAGAAGTACGAGGCAACTCCGTACAACACCTTCCTGGACCCAGCTGACACAAACAACATTTACTCAGGTATGGTTGTTTACCGTTCGGGTGCAGACACGGTGAAGTTGTACGACAGTGCTATTGCTACTTCTGGCGTTGCTGCTCGTCCATTTGGTCTGGCTGCTTTTGACCGTAACCCTAACATTGACGACCTTTCGCAGGTTGGTCTGAACGCTGTGTCCGTGTGGCTCGGTGGCGAGAACGCTTTCTTCACGATTAGCGCTCCTGCTTTCGACACAGGCGCTTCGCTTTCAGTTCCTACGAACGGTAGCCGTGTTTACCTTTACGCTGGTTCGGCTTCTGCTGGTTCGGCTGTTGGTGCCGGTGTTCTCACGACATATGCTCGTGCTGGCTCAAACTCATATGACGTTCCTGTTGCTGAACTCATTGACGTTCTTGGTGCCACCCAAATCGTTATCCGCCTCGTACCAACAGGTACTGGCCTCTAATTTTTAATTAGATCTACTAATAAGGAGATAAAATGTCAACGTCTTTAACAAGCGCTCAGGGTGGAATTGGCCCTAGAACAGCTCGTAAGTCTGACTCTTACGTTAATGACATTGTAGAAGCTCGTAGTCGCCTCAAGGAAGCTACTGGTCGTGTGACAGCTACTCGTGAAGAGAAGCAACGTCGTCTTAGCCAGATCCTTGCCGACAAAGACAACTACATGGTCCGTCTTGGCCAAGGTATGATTGGTCCTATCCAACTCAAGCTTCGTTATCAGGGTATGACTCGTAACGTTCTTCTTGAGGATCCGCTGACCCCTGGTGTTCCAGTGGTTTACGATGTTCTGGATGAGTACGGTCAGGCTTACGTTCTTTCCGGTAATGAGGGTGAAGTTCGTGTTACTCCATTCGAAGGCAAGAAGGTTCCAGTCCGTTTGTTCCGTATCGCTACCTTCCCACAAATCAAGAAGGAAGACCTCTGGTACCTGAGAGTCAACATTGTTGAGTACGCTCAGGACATGTCGAAGCAGGCTATCATGCAACAAGAGGACGCTCGTTTGATCACGATCCTCGAAGCTGCTATCAACAACTATGCTGTTGACCCTAACCACGTTGTCTCGCCTACGCACATCGTTAACGAGCTTTCTGGTTACGTTACACCTGACTCGCTGTATGACCTCGTTGGTTTGATTGAAGTTCACCAGTTGGAGGCTGCTCGTCTTCTCATGAACCCAATTGACTACCGTGACCTTTACAAGTGGGACATTAACCAAACTGGTTGGGCCTTCAAAGACCGTGTTGTTGCTGGTGAGCGCATCATCCAGTTCGGTGGTTTCCAGGTTCAGCGTTCGATTGAGGTTCCTCAGGGTACCGTTTACCTTACACCTGCCCCAGAATTCCTTGGTGTGTTCCCAGTCATGTACTCGCTTGACGTTGAAGAGAACCACACGCCTGAGAAGTTCCACAAGGGTTGGGTCATGGACGAGCTCGTTTCTGAGATTGTTCTTAACCCACGTGGTCTTGGTAAGATCGTTAAGGCCTAGTTATAAATTGACCTCAAAAGGGTCTACATTCGTTTGTGAGGGGCTAGGGAATGGCTCTAGCCCCCAACAAGCGTCTTAATAATACATTAGCTCAGGGTTTGAAATATAGCCCCTTGAAAGCAGGAGAAATAAAATGGCAAGACAAGTTACCAGAAGAAGTGATGGTGGGGAAGCTACTCCAGTTACTGTTCCTTCTCTTGAAGGTGAATTTGTAGATCACAAGCCAGATCCAAAAGATCTGTCTGCAGCAAAATCAATTGTGCCACCAAGCGCAAAAGCATTTTCAGATGTACAGACTGCTGAATGGATTGAAAATCTTACAGCAGCCCGAACAGTGTTTAATAGTCCTAAAGGTTCGTTTTTACTAGCTCCGACTGGCTATCACGGTTCGGTACAGACCTTAGAGAGCGAACTTCGCAGAGATCCATATATTTTGCGAGCAGCTCAAAGAGGCAAGATTCGTTTTTTGACTGAGGAAGAAGCATCAGAGCGCATTCCTGAGTTGACTGATGAGCCTAGCAATGTTGATGATCACAATGATCGCATGGCAAAGCTCTTAGGTCCAAACGCTTCAGAAGAGAATGGTCTTTACAAGAAAGATCTTCCTGATGAGGCAGAGCCAATTGGTAATTCCCAAACGCCAGAACAAGTCTGGGCTGGGGAAGTTTCTAGACGCTACTAAAGGAGAAATTATGAGCGACAAGAATCTAGACAAAGAAGTTACAGTTGCCGAAGAGGTAGCCGAGGACACCAAAAAGGCTTCTAAGAAGAAGGAAGCTATCGTAGAGCCTGTCGCTCAAGAAGAAGCTCCTATTGTCGAGGAAGCCCCTGTAGAGGTTGCTGATGAAGAGGTTGTTGGCTTTGTTGCTCCTACCGCTTCTTCTGGAACTACATACAACATTTATGGTCCTTGGGACACTGCCCAAAACGGTGATTATCTTTCTTACAACACTACTGTTAACACCAAGGACTGGGCTGGCGCTGTTGTGTACCAGCTTGGTCAATACAACACAGCACAGAGAGGCTTCTAATGACAACATATAACGTAGCCACAGAACAAGCAGAAAAGCTTGCCGTTAGAGTTAATTCTAAAGGTGGCGCTTCTGCAATGGAAGGCGAAGCTGGCGTTTATCTTCTTAAGCCACCAGCATCGGTATCAACAGCAGCTACTGCAGTTTCATCTGCCATTAGCATTTCTGCTGTAACTGTAAGCGGTTCTTCAGGTGCTTACACATTTAGCTTTACAACTGGTACTCAGGCATTCATTGCTGGTCAACAAGTAACTGTCGCTGGTTTCACTGGTACAGCTGCTAGCTTTAACGGTACATTTACTGTTCTTGCTTCTGGCCTTACAACGACTGCTTTCAAGGTATCTTCAACAGCTACAACTAACGTAACTCCTCCAGGATCTTACACTGGTTGCACAGCTACTACAGTTGCTATTAATGGTAGCGGTGGTACGTACTATTACTTTGTTACAAGAGTTTCTAATGGTGTTGAGTCTTTCTCAAACCCAGCAACAACTCTTACTGTAGCTAGTACATCAGCCACGGTTTCATTTACTGTAACCGATCAAACTGCCAATGTGTTGCAACCTACTACTGCTTCATCTTTCAACCTTTATGTTGGTACTACTGCTGCTAACGCTACTTTGCAGGCAACTACTGGTACAACAACTTTGGCATGGTCAGCTTATAGCACAAGTGGTACAGCTTACACGTCATCACCTGCTGTTGTTTCTTACCCAGAATCTGCTACGGCTTTTGCTGCTTACCAATCACCTAACTATGTTACTGACGCTCTACTTCACAACCCAAATGCTACTACTGGTTTTTCTGGTACAACAGTATATGGTGCTGAGAATCAAGTTCGTCAGATTCGCACTTCGATTGTTGAATCGCAACTTTACTCTCGTACCGACACTGCTACAGTGACTTCTGGTTCAGGTACAGTTTCTGACTCTTCAATCACATGGGCAGACTTTGGTAAGCCTGTAACTGGTACTGGTATCCCAACTAACGCTTATGTTGGTACGGTTACTTCAGGAACTTCGTTTGTACTTTCATCAGTTCAGGGTCAAAATGTCCCTTACTGGCCAGGTACAACAAATGCTTTCCAAGCTACAGCTAACGGCACTTCTATTACAGTGACTGGTTCGAATGTTGGTCCTCTTCCTGTTCAGGTTGGCCAATACCGCACCTCTCGTTGGCAGGGTTAATAAACCAAATAAAAATTTAAACAAAGGGCTGATGGCTCCCAGGAAGAGATTGTATCAGTTTCTTTTTGGGAGTCATTCCCTATTTACGGAGATAAAATGGCTGCAACGTTAACAGCATACGGAAGATCTAGTTTAGTTCAAAGAATACTTGGTTCAACATTATCTATTCCTTTTTATATTGCTTGGGGAGTAGGCGCAGGAACCACTAGTGCTACTGATGAAGCTTTGTTTCAAGAAGTTATTGTTGATGGAAGAACTACAGGAACATATTCTCAAGTAACTACATCAACTACTGGAGATACATTTCAAGTAGTTGGAACGCTTACAGCTACTGCCAATGAGACAATTACAAATGTTGGTTTGTTCACTACTAATGTTTCGCCATATGAAACAAGTTTGCAAGCTCCAGTAACCAGCACTACTCAAACTAGCATTTCTGTTGTATCTCCAGGATTAGGAACTTTACCATCTGTTCCTTTTAATATTCAAGTTTTTTCAGAAGTGATGACAGTAACAAATATTTCTGGAACTACATGGACAGTGACTAGAGGCGTTAATCAATCAACAAAATTGGCTAACATTCCAATGGCGACTGTGTTTAGCACAGTTTCAGGAAATATGTTTGCAAAAGCAAATTTTACAGGTTTATCTATAAATGTTGGAGACACTATCTCTTTTACTATAGACGTACAATTATCGTAAAATGGCAAACTATATAAAAAATATTTTTATTAATAGTAAAACAAATTTTAATATTAATAAAGCAATTTCTGCTAACGTTCTTATTCCTAGCGTTACTAATTTCAGCCACGAACAGTGCCTAGTAACGACAAATTGGTCATTACCAAATGATCAAGATTCTGCAGATTTTGCTATTTCCGATGAAACTGAAGAATTTGTTTCACCAGAATCAACTGATTTTGATTATTCTCAAGATTATAACGAAGATTCTGCAGATTTTGCAATCAGTGAAGAAAGTGAAGAATTTGTGTCGCCACAATCTACAACTTTTGATTATTCGCAAGAAGATAATGGCGACCCTACAGATGTAGCTATAACAGAACCAATGGAGAGTTAGATGACATATCGCATTATGTACGATTCAGTAAATATTAATAGTCTCCCAGCAGGAAATATTTATGCTGGTTATGTTGGTGGATTATACCCAACATATGAACAACTTGTTCAAAAATTCCCAGGAAAGCGCATTGTTTCAATTGCTATCAATGCATCAGAAAGCGCTCAAGTTCTTGACATTGAAACTGGAGATGCTACTAATCAGCAAGCCGTAGCTTGGGTTCAAGCCATGAGAAAAGCTGGCCGTAAGCGTCCAACAATTTATACTTTTGAAGCAAATTTTGCTGCTGTTAAAGCAGAATTTACTGCTGCTCATGTTGAACTTCCAGACTTTTGGATTGCTAGCTGGACAGCTACTCCTCAAGTAATTCCAGGCACAGTTGCTGTTCAGTGGTTCACAAATGCTGATTATGATGAATCGCAAATTACAGATCAATATTGGCCAGACACTGCTCCAGCACCTGCACCTAAGCCAACTCCTAATCCTACTCCTAAACCTACTCCTAAACCTCAATCAGAACCTGTCCTAAAACTAGGTTCAAAAGGGCCTGCTGTTAAATTGCTGCAAGAAAAATTAAAAATTGCAGTGACTGGTATTTACAATATTGCTACAGTAGCAGCTGTTAAAAAATTTCAAACTGAGCACAAAATTAAAGTTGATGGCATTACTGGTCCTCAAACTTGGGGAGCGCTTGGACTCTAATGAGCACAAGACCAGTACCACAATTCTCAGCTGAACCTATTGGTATCATGATTTACCAAAATGGTGTTCTTGTTGATCCTGACAGTGAATTAGTAACTCTTACTGTTACTAACACAGACAACAATACTATTGTTGTATCTGCTGGCACAGAATCTACTAGAGAATCTACAGGCAAATATTCTTTTACTCTTAATTCTGAGCAAACTTCTGTTCAAGGTAATTATGAAGTTACTTGGTCATATTCTCTTAATAGTTCACCACGGCTTTCTACTGACACATATGAAGTTACAGAACAAATGCCATATTGGTCAAATCTTACTTATGATGAGCGTCAATTAGTAGTGAATATTGCTAATCGTATTCTTAGATCATTTGACTCTACACAAGGAGGGCCATACCTCCAAGATATGCAACAATCTAATTTTAACGCATACGAAGAAATTGCTTTTATTTTATCAACAGAAACGGTAGATTATTGCAACTATGAATTTCAGCCTGTTTTTCAGCCAGCATATGAGATTGGTATTGGAGCCAATGCTCCTTGGCCTTCTAATTGGTATGGCGTTCTATCTTCACAAGCATACGCAATGACTATTAAACATATTGCTCGTCAATATATTGAACAACCTACGCCTGAAGGCATGAATGCTGCATGGCTAAACCGTAGAGATTACTATGATCGTTGGTTTAAGCTTTATGAAGTTGAAAAAGAAATTTCTGATAAACAACTTCGTCAAATGAAACGTGCATACATGGTTGGATCTAAGCGCTCCATGCTTGTTGCTGGTGGATTAATTCCAAGAATGTTTATCAATCCAGCACGTCCTCACTTTATGTATGCATCAGTTAATGCTGGCGGTGTCTAATGTTTAATATTTCCGTCACTGGTTCTTATAGCGCAGAATTAAATTCCGTCATTCTCAACGGTATGATTGAGAGTGTTAACGGACCAGTTGATGGTGTCCAAGTTGATGCTTGGGATGCTTCAAGATTTTCTTCTTTTCCTCAAGCTGGAGCACCAATTCCTAATGATGGTTTACCTGCAGATCTTGGACCCGTGACAACAGGTGTTCAATTTGGCTCACATGGTTCTTGGCAATTATACACAAATCAAGGCGTTGTTTATTATATCAGAGCTTTATATGGTGGCGTAAACTATTGGCAAATTTGCAACGATGCTCTTCTTCTTGTAGCTCTTGGACCACAAGGCTACCAAGGTTATCAAGGATATCAAGGTACGCAAGGCTCCCAAGGAAATCAAGGTTACCAAGGCGTACAAGGTTATCAAGGCATACAAGGGTATCAAGGTAACCAAGGGTTACAGGGATATCAAGGCGTACAAGGATACCAAGGCATTCAAGGTTCTCAAGGTTATCAAGGTTTTCAGGGTTACCAAGGTTATCAAGGTGTGCAGGGTTATCAAGGCGTACAAGGTGTACAAGGTTTTCAAGGAAATCAAGGATTTCAAGGCAATCAAGGAACACAAGGACTTCAAGGTACTGCAGGTAACGCTTATCAAACAACAAGTAGTACCAGCATAACCATTGGTACTGGTAGCAAAACTTTAACTATTGGATCTGGTCTTTCTTATTCTATAAACCAAAGTGTTTTAATATCTTACAATGGATCAAATTATATGGTTGGTGCCGTTACAGCATACAACTCTAGTACTGGTTCTATGACTGTTAACGTTCTAAATGCTTATGGAACTGGCACTTATTCTTCTTGGACAGTAAACCTTGATGGTGCCGTTGGTAGTCAAGGAGCTACAGGTGCGCAAGGAAACCAAGGATTTCAAGGATTTCAAGG